GACGGTACTGCTACTTATGACACCTGGGCATATGTTAGTGAGTTTGATTATACACCCGGCACAACAGAATACGCTGCTGCTGATGGAGCATCTGAAGATGAATTTCACATCATCGTAATTGACGAAGATGGTTATTTTTCAGGAACTGCTGGCACTGTATTAGAAAGATTTCCAGGTGTTTCTAAAGCATCAAATGCAAAGGACTCACTTGGTAGATCTAACTACTATAAAACAGTTATCAACAATCGTTCACAGTATATTTGGTGGTTGGATCATCCATCATCAGCATCAACCTGGGGTAGTAGTACACTAGGTGGAACTACTTTTGCAGCAGGTCATACTCAAGCAGAAGCAGTTGTTTCTCTTGATGGTGGTGCTAATGGCACTACAGCCGCAGCAGATATTGTAACTGCTCTTGACTTGTTAGATAACGATGAACTACATGACGTTAATTTGATTTTTAACGGAAATAATACTGGTGCAGCAAGAACTAAGGTACAAACAATTTGTGATACAAGAAAAGATTGTATCGGTTTTGTTTCTCCTCCCTCAGCAGCAGTTCTTGACAACGTGGGTTTAGAGGCGTCAGACATTGTAACCGATGCAAATACTTTCACTAGAAGTTCTTACATGGTATACGATTCAGGATGGAAGTATATGTACGACCGTTACTATGATCGTTACGTGTATGTTCCTTGTAACGGAGACACAGCAGGTCTTTGTGCAAACACAGACTTTGTAGCAGATCCTTGGTTCTCTCCTGCAGGTTTCAACAGAGGTAAAATCAAAAATGCTATTAGATTGGCATACTCTCCTGATAAAGCAGATAGAGACAAAATATACACTAAGGGTGTGAATCCAATCGTTGCAGCTCAAGGTTCAGGTATCACACTGTTTGGTGATAGAACAATGTTGGATAAGCCTAGTGCATTTGATAGAATCAATGTACGTAGACTTTTCATTGTACTTGAAAAGGCAATTGCAACAGCGGCTAAATTTCAGTTGTTTGAATTTAACGATGTTTTCACAAGATCACAGTTTAAAAACTTAGTAGAACCTTTCCTGAGAGATGTTCAAGGTCGTAGGGGTATTTACGATTTCAGAGTTGTTTGTGATGAAACAAACAACACAGATCAAGTTATTGATTCAAATGGTTTTGTTGCAGATATTTTCATCAAGCCAGCCAAGTCAATTAACTTTATCCAACTGAACTTTATCGCTACTAGAACAGGTATCTCGTTTGAAGAGCTTATAGGTTAACTGTATAAATAAAAGTAAACAGGAGAGATAGATGAATATTACAGAGTTTAAAGCTCGTTTAGGTGCAGGTGGAGCCCGTCCTAATCAGTTTAGGGTTCTACTTGGGTTTCCTAGTTATGTTCCTAATGTAGATACATCGTACAGTATATTGGTAACAGGAGCTGCAATTCCAGCATCAACAGTTAACCCAGCGATTATTCAGTACAGAGGTCGTGAGGTTAAACTAGCAGGCGAGCGTATTTTTGATCCGTGGACAGTTACTATTGTAAATGACACAGAACAACAACTACGTAGAGCCTTTGAAGCGTGGATGGAAGGTATGAACAGCAAATCTGAAAATACCGGCGCTTTGGTTCCAGCAGATTATCAAGCAGACGTTGTTATTCAACATTTGGACAGAAACGATGATGTACTGCCAGGCGGTACGTATACATTAAGAAATGCTTACCCAATACAAATGAGTGAGATTGCATTACAATATGCACAAAATGATATATTGGAAGAATTTACTGTAACATTCCAATATCAACATTACGATAACGCATAATCGTAATTTAGGATAATATAATATGAATATTTTTGGGTTTGAAATAACTCGGGGAAAGCCACCTAAGACTGAAAAATCTTTCGTGGCTCCTTCTGATGAGGGCGGCATTGAGTCAATACGTGCTGGAGGTTACTACGGCACGTATTTAGACTTAGAAGGTGTTGCCAACAATGAAGCTGAGTTAATTAAAAGATATAGAGATGTCTCTGTGATGGCAGACGTAGACACAGCAATACAAGATATTGTTGATGATGCAATTGCTTATTTAGATAATGAAGATCCGGTTAAATTGAATATGGACAAACTAAAAGTATCTGCAAGTATTAAAAATAAGATACGAGATGAGTTTGAAAATATAATTGAAATATTGGATTTCAAAAATAGAGCACAAGATTACTTTAGGCGTTGGTATGTTGACGGCAGAATGTATTTTCACAAAGTCATTGACACTGACAAGCCTCAAGACGGTATAAAAGATATTAGATATATTGACCCACGTAAAATTACAAAGGTCAAAGAAGTAAGAAAAGAAAAGAATCCAACAGGTGTTTCTTTTGTTAAAAGCACAGAAGAATTTTTCTTATATAATGAGAAGGGTATAGCAAATAAGCCCGGGCAATATAGAGCATCCGATACTGACAACGCTCTTAAGATTACGAAAGATGCTATAGTGTATTGTCCTAGCGGTCTGATAGATCAGGACAAAAACATACC